CCCGATTATCGAGAACTGTTCAGGGAGTCTGACATCAAGAGCGCGGTAGCCTTTTTTAATATTTCATTCTCCATTTCAATGCGTTGTAGCTTTTTCCTCAGCTCACGTATTTCGATTTGTTCTGGTGTTATCGGAGAGGCTTTTGGTGTTTTGCCCTGACGCTCATCACGCAGTTGTTTGACCCATCTTGTCATTGTGAAAAGGCCGATATCCATAGCTTTGGCGGCATCTGCCACCGTGTAGTTCTGGTCAACAACCAGTTGAGCGGATTCGCGTTTAAACTCTGCGCTGAAATTTCTTTTTTTCATTGGAGCACCTGTGTTGTTCTGAGGTGAGCATATCACCTCTGTTCAGGTGGCCAAATTCAGTGTGCCACTACATAGACAAAGACACTATCACGCAGTGGATACGAAGTGGACGACTTCAGGCCGCAAAGATAAATCCAGATAAACCTAAAAGCCCATATCGCATTTGCAAGTCAGACTGCATTGCGGCGCTTAAGTCTGTAAGACACAATAGCGCGGTGAATGCGGTTGATGTGCAGGAGGTTAAAGCATGTCAATCAAACTACGCGGTGGCACGTGGCACTGCGATTTCGTCGCGCCAGATGGATCAAGAGTTAGACGCTCACTTAAAATATCGGACAAAAGGCAAGCGCAAGAATTTCACGATCGTCTGAAAGCAGAAGCGTGGAGAGTAAAAAATCTCGGGGAATCACCGAAAAAGCTATTCAAGGAAGCCTGCATACGGTGGCTGCGTGAGAAATCGGATAAGAAGTCCATTGATGATGACAAGAGCATTATATCGTTCTGGATGTTGCACTTCAGAGAAACCATTCTCTCTAACATAACAACAGAAAAAATAATGGAGGCGGTAGACGGGATGGAAAACCGCCGCCATCGCCTGAACTGGGAGATGAGCCGGGACAGGTGTTTGCGGCTTGGCAAGCCAGTGCCGGAGTATAAACCAAAGCTGGCAAGCAAAGGAACGAAGACGCGGCATCTGGCAATACTTCGCGCTATTCTCAATATAGCTGTTGAATGGGGATGGCTTGACAGGGCGCCCAAAATATCAACACCACGCGTTAAGAATGGACGAATCAGATGGCTTACAGAGGAGGAATCGAAGCACCTGTTTGCAGAAATTGCTCCTCATTTCTTCCCTGTGGTCATGTTTGCAATCACGACAGGCCTTCGCCGTTCCAACGTTACAGACCTTGAGTGGTCACAGGTCGATCTGGATAAGAAAATGGCATGGATGCACCCTGATGAAACAAAAGCTGGCAATGCGATCGGAGTTCCTCTTAACGAAACCGCATGCCAGATATTAAGAAAACAGCAGGGGCTCCATAAGAGATGGGTATTTGTCCACACCAGACCTGCCTACCGAAGCGACGGAACAAAAACAGCAGCGGTAAGGAAGATGAGAACCGACAGCAACAAGGCATGGAAGGGAGCGTTAAAGCGGGCGGGCATTAGCAACTTCCGCTTCCATGACCTGAGGCATACCTGGGCAAGCTGGCTGGTTCAGTCCGGTGTCTCTCTTCTTGCACTTAAAGAGATGGGAGGATGGGAAACTCTCGAAATGGTTCAAAGATACGCCCACCTTTCAGCCGGGCATCTCACCGAGCACGCGAGCAAAATCGATGCGATTATAAGTCGCAATGGCACAAATACGGCACAAGAGGTGAACGTGGTTTACTTAAATGTGAGGTAATTTATTGATTTAAATGGTGCCGATAATAGGAGTCGAACCTACGACCTTCGCATTACGAATTATAAGAATCCGCTTCTAATTCAAAGTATTACCCCATCAACACTGTGCTCACACGTCCCACCACATCAAAACATGTAAAGCCTTGCAAGCCATTGTGAGGCCTTATGTGTCTCAGTTTTGTCCCACCTTGTATTATGACTTGCATAGCCAATGAAGATAAACGTGACGACAAACAGCGCAGCAGTCTTCTTTTCTTTCACACTTTCCCCAATCAGCATACATACTTTCTACCATAACTGTAGTGAATGTCTGTTATGAGCGAGCAAAAGAGATTCAATTACCGGGGAATTACTCCGACATAAGCTCTCCCAGAAACACCGGAACAGCGATTCGCATATTCTCTTCTATACTTTCAGTCTGACCGGCTGGAGATTTCATAGCAAGAAAATGGATGCGCCAAGACCTATGCGGGAAAGAGGCTGAGGAAATAATTGCCGATAGCACTGTGCCCGCCGAAAAGTTAATCTGGCACGCAATGACGCGCGTCCTTGGGGCATCAGGAATCAGAGAGCCAACTTAACAACCCATTATATATTATTTAACAGGACCGTTACATGTACAAAGTTCAATGATTAGTGATTCTGTGACGCCACATACAACCTAAGCCCCTGATATAAAACCAGTCTATGCAACACCTAAAAATCATATATGATAGGGTGATAAGTCAACGCGCAGTATAAAAATCAAGCTAAAAAATGCTTTCAGCATAGTGAATCTATTTCACACTACATAATTAAGGATGAAAAAATGACTGCACCAGTAATTAGTTTTATCAATATGAAAGGTGGGGTTGGTAAAACAACTTTATGCGTTGGGATTGCTGAGTTTTTAGCCAACCATATGGGGCGCAAGGTTCTAGTTATCGATATTGATCCTCAATTTAATGCCACTCAGTCCTTAATGGGGCATTATGATCGAGTAGAAGAATATATGACTGCCCTTCGCCCTAATAATCAAACCATTCGAAAGATTTTTGAGCTTCCAAATTCATTAATGGAAGATGAAAAGAAAGTGACACCAGAACAGGTCATTACTAAAGTTTCAGACAATCTTGATATTATCTTAGGTGATATAAACATTATCTTTGATACTAACCAAGAGGGTATTAGAATAAAAATGTTGCGTAAATTCATCACCGAAAATGACTTAAAAGAAAGTTACGACTATATCTTTATCGATAGCCCCCCAACAATCTCATTATTTACAGATACCGCACTCCTTGCTTCTGATTATTATCTTACTCCGGTTAAAATTGATCACTACTCGGTGCTTGGAGCAAGCAGTTTAAATAGCGTTATAAGAAATATGCGCACACATCATGAGAAAGAAATCAAGCAAGTCGGTTACATTTATACAAACACTGATGCTGAAATGACCAATAAAACAAGGGAAATTAAAGAACAATTCGAAAACCATACTCAATTTACAAATTTTTATTTCTTTGAAAATCAATTAACCTACGTGCGTGATTTAATGGTAGGTTATCAAGGAAATATTCCTTCTTGTTATTCAAAGTCACGCCAAGATATAGAAAAGATCTGTAACGAATTTATTAACAGAGTGGCTCACTTGGAAGGTAACACAAATGAATAAACAATTAATTAAAGCGCTCAATAAAGCTAACAATATGCCCATGACCAAAGAAAACTTCTTAGGCTTGGTAATTATGTTGATTCTTTCAAAAGAGGTTTTTAGATCAAATTTTGATGTTAGTAAATTTATTAACAAAACCTTCAAAATATCTTTTTTGAATTATGCTGTACGGTCAAGAACTTTGATGTGCGCTAAAATTTGCAAACATATTAATGAATTAAGTGAGAATGACATAAAGATGGCTTATACGCATTTCTTAAACAACATTAACACATTAGACATTATTTTTAATGATGCAAATAAAACAAGCCAAAAATCCACATCTAAAAGCAAGCATGCTATAAGGAATTTAAATATTTGGATTAATGCAAATAAAAAGGAAGAAGAATAATGCTCACGCAGGATCCCTTCAACATTGGAAGAGATGTAAATTATTTTAGAGCGGAGGTGCAAAAGCACCTCAGAACCACTGATGAAATAAACAAATCAGTATCAATATTTAGGCAAATAAGTCTTTGTAATACAATTTTAAGTCACAATCCTAATCTAAATCACTCTTCTTATATAAAAGGTTTTATATATGATACCTTAAACTCCTTAATTGCCATTATAAAAAAAAGAGAACGGTATCTCCAACTGAACTTCCGCTCAATGGTGGAGCATGTGGCCAGAATAAGCCTCAATAAGAACTACAATGGTGGGGATTTTGACCAAACTGTACGTCGTAGAGACTTTGACTTCTTAAAAGCCCAACAAGTCGATGAAGGCTGGTCTTATTTACATAATGTCTATATCAACGCCTGTTATTATGTTCACTCCTCCCCCCAAGCGAACCTAAATGTTACATCAACATTTATATCACTTATGGAGGGAGATTGTAATTCAACACAGCATAAAATGGTGAAAAAACTTCATGAGGTAGTATCGGCGCTGATGAGAATCATTATAAAGTATTATCATCAGCATATCTCAAACATTTTCTTTAGAAACAAAAAGGATTTAGAGAAAATAATGGGAAAAAGCCTTTATTCATATTATACCAGCTTAGACAATTAATTCTCTCATATTCATTGCGTAGAGCATAAATATCTATCTAACCACCTAAAATGCCAGAAAATCTAGTTGTATACCGGTGCGAAAATATCTCGCGTTTCATCTGCCACTGCTGCTGAATGCCCTGCCCAGCGAAACAGAGTGTTTCCTTCCCGTCTTTTGCGTTGAGGTGCTCCAGCACGCTCATTAACTTTTCGCTCCCAGGACCCAGCGCGTTATCGTCGAATAGGTTAGGGCATGCTCTGACTGAAGAAGTCCCCCAGCATTACCCCGGCTTTCTGATATCGGTGTCCGTCTTTCCATATTGCATCCAGACTCCCCGTTGCTACTGCAATGATATCCCGACTGTCCTGTGTCGGGATGAGGAGCTTCACCGACGCGTTGTTACAGTAGTACGACTCGTTCAACGCAAAGGGTATCGTGTAAAACCGATGATGACACTGCCGGCAATCAGCACTGACGTCAGCAAACGTGAGAAAGAACAGATAAGCCGAACGATTTAGGAAATGTTTGAAGAGACTGATATGTGGATGGTTTCAGTTTAAACGCCTTGAACCGTCATATTACCTAAGTACAATCCGCTGTGACTGGCAATCATTCAATACTTGCACTATCAAAAGTGCATCAGCCAACCGCAGCACGTCTTGCATACGACCTGTCTGCGGTTTCAATCACCTCTCACCACCAGTCCCATCAATAATAATTAAACAGCGCCTAAACAAAATAAATAACAACAAGTCAACAACCTCGACAGGATGCCGATGGGATGATGAAGAGATAAGAAAGAATAACTAGTAAAGCCCTAAAACGTCAGCGTTCAGACGCGTTTTTTACTTAACCGGTAACAAATACGTTGTATCATAGCAACATAAAATGATTGTTCTAAATCAGATTAACTCCTCACTTTTGTACAATGTCGCTTACAGGTATACCATGAAATCCGAGACGCTAACTGTCCAACAACTTTTTCAAGACCGCCGACAATACTGTGTTCCATTCTATCAACGTGCCTATGTATGGACTCAGCGAAACCAATGGTCAGCTCTACTGGAGGATATCCTAGAGAAAGCACAATCCCGGCTCTCGGGTACAAAACCAACTCCCCATTTCCTTGGTGCAGTTGTACTGGAACCTCAACCAAAAAAAGGATTATTCGGTGTAGATTCCATACATATTATTGATGGTCAGCAACGATTGACCACTCTTCAATATGTTCTGGCATCCATCCGATTAGCATTACGTGCAACAGATCTTTCCAACTTAGAGCCTCTCATTTCGTCTTGCCTGAAAAACTCAAACGAAGACACAATGCGAAATAAAGAAGTAGAGCGCTTCAAACTGTGGCCAACTTTTCGGGATCAAACTCATTTTATTCAAAGTTTTAATGTTGAAAATATTGACGATATCCGGAATGTATTCTCTGATAGTTTCACGCAGCATGGTACGTTGCGTAAGCATTTTAATCACCCGCCATCACTAGAAGCATTATGTTTTTTTACTGAAGCCTTTATAAAGTGGATTAAAATAGAAAATCACTCACCACGAGAAAATGCTGTAGCATTAATTGAGGCTGTCTTGACGGATCTGAAACTAGTAAGCATATTTCTCGAGGCTGAAGATGACGCTCAAATAATTTTTGAAACATTAAATGGCAGAGGTGCGGAACTTCATGCCACAGATCTTATTCGCAATTATATTTTTATGTGCGCTGAACATGAAAATATTAATGCTGTTGAATTATATGAGAATGAGTGGAAGATCTTTGAAGATACGTACTGGTCAGAAAGACAACGTCGTGGTCGTATTAATAAACCACGCATGGAGTGGCTAGTGCATGCAACATTGCAATCAGAAAGGCAACGTGAAATCGATCTGTCTCGTCTTTACAATGAGTATCGTGATTATGTAAGTAAGGACTTGCCTTCACAACGAGCAGATCTGCAAGTAAAGCGCCTCAAACAATATGCATCACAATATAAAGAATTGGTTGGTGGTTTTGGCACAACCCCCATCTCACACTTTGGACATCGCATCGCAGCCTATGATGTGACGACACTTTATCCGCTTGCTTTGTTCATTTCGATAGCTAACATCGCCGATGATGAGAAAGCAGCCATGTATAATGATCTTGTCTCCTACGTAGTACGAAGAGCCGTATGTGGCCTGACGCCAAAGAATTACAACAATGTATTTATGAATGTATTGCGGCACTTGTCTAAAACAGAAATTTCCAGTGTTGAGTTACGTAATATCCTCAATAGCTTAAATGGCGAAGCCTCACGTTGGCCTGGGGACTCAGAATTTCTCAACGCTTGCATCAATGCTCCACTTTATCCTGGCAGGCTCGACGCACCGAAAATGCGCTCAATGTTAACGGAACTTGAAAGAGAACTTTGTCGCCAAGTGAAGACAGAGAAGCCTGATGTTCCAAATCTTTCTAACCTCGATATCGATCATCTTATGCCTCAAAGTTGGTATTCCTGTTGGCCTCTCGAAAATGGTCATATGGTGACAAATTCAGATGCTACGGTATTGAACCAAATTGTTCTGTCTGGAACCGATCTTACCCCAGAACAGCTACTGGTAAGGAAACGGCAACAAGCGATAACTACGTTGGGAAATCTAACTTTGCTTAACCTTAGCGTAAACCGTTCTGTTCAGAATGCTGTATTTCTGAAAAAACGTGATGCTCTCATCGTCCACACCAATCTACGACTGAACATTCCACTTATAGTTAAGGATAAATGGGATGAGGATGAAATCCTGGAGCGGGGTAAAAAGTTGGGGGAAATTGCATTGAAAGTATGGCCAAAACACGATTAATGCAATTAATAAAATGATTATAGCGGCCTTACATTAGTAAGGCCGCTACTCACTATTAAATCCTTTAATTTGCAATAAGAACAGCAGTGTCAGCCCTAGGTTTCGGACTTTGTACCGCTTATCTTGTCTTCAAAAATCAGCTCGCATCCTGCACAGCTCAACGCATTACGTTGTAGATCGGTGTTCTGGTCATTTGTTGATACGCGTACATAGCCAATAAGCATGGTAGCGCCCCCTGACAAAAGCAGGAATGATGCCATTTGCTCGTTATTTCTGCATTTTCATAAATGTTGGTTTAAGAGCAAGCGGGCAGTACACCGATAATTTGTTATTTACAGGTCCTGATGGTCTTAAGATTCAGGTGTTTCGCCGGACGCTCGCAAATTTGACTACTGTCGGTGTAGTAAATTCTGTGCCAGTGACTTTCCCTGTCCCGTTCCCTGTTAATTGCTGGGGCGTTTTTTCTACCAAATTAACATGGGTTCAGATAACTAACTCATGCGAGTGGGTAAGCAATACAGGATTTACCGCTCAGGTCATGATGAATATTGCTGTAAATACAAACACCTCAGACGCTATGTTTTTAGCTATAGGATATTAATATGAATCGTTTTGTGTTCAGTCCATCTGAGTCCCGTTTTTATGCCATCGAGTGGCAGGCTGATTATGTTGATAATAATTGTTGGCCGCATGATGCCATTAACGTTAGTGACAGCATTTATTATGAGTTTTCCGGCACTCCCCCTACAGGTAAGCAACTTATAACTTTAAATAACATGCCATCATGGGGTGATATTCCTCCACCTACACGAGAAGAATTAATTGTCACCGCTGATGTCGAGAAGCAAAAAAGAATAGATTTAGCCAATGATTACATGAACGGTAAGCAATGGCCTGGTAAAGCAGCTATTGGTCGTCTGAAAGGTGAGGAACTGGCACAATATAATTTGTGGCTGGATTATCTGGACGCACTGGAGCTGGTCGATACCGCCAGTGCGCCAGATATTGAATGGCCTACGCCTCCGGCAGTTCAGGCCAGATGACATCCGGCGCGGTGCTCGTATCTGTTGCTGTCACCGCGTCAATGTAATCCAGCACAGTGTTAAGGCTGGTTGTTTCTGCCTGCGTCAGTTTACGTCCGGCCTGCAATTTCAGCTGAATCAGACTGATTGAATCCATTACAGTATCAATCAGTGACTGGCGCTGTGCTTCTGCTGCATCTACTGCGGCGCTATGCTGTGCTTCGGTATCCGTCACCCATTTCTCACCATCCCATTTATCGTATGGCGTTAACGGGGCGATAGTGGTTGTATTATCAGGGTAATCACCCGGAACTGTGATTTCTTTTGATTCTCCTGTTTCGGTGCTAAAGACGATTTCACCGCGATAGTCTGGCACATATTCCCATGAGTTAAAATCTACAGATCGGCAGATTGCATAACCAGCTTTGTATGTGACAGGGGCATCTAAACAGGAATATGCAGGGATACCGACACCAACGGCAAGATATTCAGTTGATGTGGAAATATATTCCCGTGTTTCACCATCATAGTTATAGACGGTAATATTCCCCGCCTTTGTAGCAATAAACTCGCTATTTAATACAGCGTTATCCATTATGCAGCCCTCACGATATAGTTAAATGCAATATTCCGTGGACGGGTTTCATTTATCCCATATGCTGTTGTTCTCTGATTCCC